CGTATGCTAACAGAGTATTGTCAGCAAAGATCAATCGAATGAACTGGGAACAGGTAGGATCATCGTATATTCCGCCTCCGCCTCCGCCTCCGCCACCACCTCCGCCACCGCATGTGTTTGACATGATACCGCCAACAGTTAAAACACTATTCGATGACATTCTCAAATATCGAGTCGACCCGGCCGGCACATATTATGGTATAACACTAGACGTTTTAGTTAATCAGCTAACACAGTTAGACAACAGTGCGGCTGCGGCAATCGGAACAGACGAAAAAGATACAAAATTTGAGAGTAAGGGCAAAATGTACGATCCATTTTTGCAAAGTTTTATACTGGGATCTGGCGGACAAATTTCTGACTGGGGAAAACACAGTGCCAGCATGGCTCCAGCGGTATTTAGAGGCATAACCAAACGCAAAGAAATGGAGATCTGTCGTTCTGTTGGCCGCGACTTTTACTACATAGACACAGGATATTTTGGCAATGGTCGCAAAAAAATCTATCATAGAATTACTCGTAACGATGTACAAAACTTTGGACCCATAATTGAAAGACCCGGGGATAGGTTTGGTGCCACTGGTGTAAAATTAAGAAAATTTAGAGGCGGTAAGAACATATTGCTGGCCCCGCCCAGTCAAAAACTATTGAATATCTACGACATCAATCTTGAAGAATGGCTAGAACAAGTAAAAACAGAGATTGGATCAGTTACAGATCGACCCATTGTTGTAAGAACCAAACAGGGACGTAGTACCAGGGTCAATGATGATACCATGGAAATGGCCCTGGACCGCGACGTGCATTGCCTTGTGACATTCTCCAGCATTGCTGCCGGCGAAGCATTATTGCACGGTAAACCAGCTATCACACTTGGTCCCAATGCTGCTGCTGCGCTGTGCAGTCAATCAGTTGCGGAGATTGAAAATTTAAAAATACCCACACTGGACGAAGTAGACGCCTGGGCGCGACACATGGCCTATTGCCAATTTACTGAAGTAGATATGCGTGATGGCACAGCCTGGCGTATACTGAACGAACATGCATGATGTTGTTGTTTATCTAAGTTCGTTACAAAAACAAAGTCCCGGTAGAAAAGTTGATACCTTGACCGCGTTTGCGGATGGCGCACGATCTCACGGCGCCACAGTACACATAGAAAAACAAAATACATATACTCCTTCGAAGTTGGCCGTAATATTAGGGTGGGCCAGTCCTCAACAACACACACCCAACATAAAACTACGAGCACACATAATACAACAGCAACAGCAGTCGGGCAATCACACAATGTGTATTGATGCAAATTGTTTCAAATTTGCAGACCATGACAGTCGGTATCTGCGTTACAGTATAGGCAGTCCGTTTTACGACACCGGCAACTATGCTAATAAAAATTCAGACTCTGCCAGATGGAAGCAGTTGTCAAAAGATCTCGGAGTCAGCGTACATGATTGGCGTGCAACTGGAAATTATATACTGTTGCTGATGCAACGAGACGGTGGGTTTACCATGAAGGGCCTGCATCCGCTGACCTGGACTGAACAAAAAATAAAACTTATACAGCAACATACTGACATGCCCATTTTATTACGCCCGCATCCGGGAAAAATGGCCGATCCAACTGCATTGATACAACCTGGAGTCACAGTGAGTGATCCAACAAAAAACTCTTTATTGAAAGATTTGAAATATGCCGCTGGCGCTTTTGTGTTTAACAGTAGCAGTGGGGTAGCCGCAATATTACGCGGAATTCCGTTGTGGGTAGATGATCCCAGCAGTGTGTGTTGGCAAGTGGCCAACACTGATATTGGTACAATTCACAATCCTGTCATGCCCGATCGAACACAATGGTTGAACAATTTAAGTGCATGTCACTGGACCGACGAGGAAAGCCGCCAGGGCCGTGTATACCAGAAATTTTTACCTTACTTGGGCTGATACCAGTTGTTGACGGGATGATTGCAATCTCTAAACCACCAATATAAATCAGGTCCGGTCCAGTCACTGAATTGTTCTTGATACCATTCTACAGTTCGATGGGGATTGAGGTAAGCAGGATCATAAATGCGTTTTTTAATCTTACCTGGGTTACTATGAAGCCCTATAAAAACAAATTTAGTTGCATAGTTCATGAATTTGTGTTTGATCCAAGACATATCAGCATCAGGAATGCCGCCCAGCACTTGTGTACAAATAACAGCATCAAATTTTTGTCCAACAGGTTCTTGATCAAACTTTGGCACACAAGGATCATATTTGTAAACTGATTCAGCATTGATTCGAGTCTGAAAAGTCATTGGCTCAGACATGGCACCGCCAGGCAATCCATATGGTACTACATCGGTATATTGTTGACCTTTGCCACAGCCATAATCTAACACAGTTCGGGAGGCATAACGATCCATGAGAACTCGTATGTAATTGTGATAACTCTTGCTGTCGTTGCCGGCCCAATTTTTGGGATTGTTCTTTTGAAACTGCTGTCCTAATTCAACACTTTGTTTATAGTAGTCTGATGGGGTGATCATTTTTTAAAAGCGCCCACTTGATCGTGCCACTGGTCAGTTGGCTCGGTCCAGGCATCTACTAATTCTACTTTGCCCCATTTGGCCAACGCCGCATAAGCATCTGGATAAAACCGCCAGCAATCCACAGGGTATCTGTGGACTTTACCGTGCATCGGAGCAATTAAAAAGATGTATCCGCCCGGACGCACCACTCGAACCATTTCTAAAAAACTCAACCAGAAAAATTCACAGTGCTCAAACATCTGTCCAGACACCACAACATCTGCGTAGTTATCATCCAACGGAACTTTGTATGGGTCATCAAGTACAATAGACACCCCCGGTCCTGCTTGCAAATCAACTCCATAGTATTTTATTTTTTCATTGGCCTCAACTAATTCGTAATAGGTGCCGCGATTTTTAATATTGGTACCACCAAAGTCGAGTATCTTACATTCGTTGCCGACAAATTCGTTGGTGACATATTTGTCAAATAGTGTTTTCATATTATTCATTGAAGTTTGATGCATAAATTTTCCTATTATTTTGTTGTTTTTAAAAGTCAGAGTCGTGACGTTTTTTGTAGATCGTCGAATGCCCTTTTCGAATTTGTCCGGGCGTAGGATCAGTATAATAATAAAAAGCCAGACTTTTTCTAGATATAGTTTCGGGGCAGGCAAGAGGGTCCGGGTGGCCGTGCCACGAATTTTTGGTGGTATTAAAAATAACTACTCTATTAATTATTGGCAAAATAGATTTTTTTAAATTGCCCATCTCGGTGTCCCAAAGATCTAACTTCCCGTTATATTCTTCTTCCCAGTTGTCGTTAAGATAAATTAAAACATTTATTCTTCTATCTTGGTTTGTGATAGGATGTATATTGAAGTCTACGTGCATTTTTAAAAATCCGCCTTTCTTGATTTCGTGGGGGCCACCACCTTCGAAGTAAGGATCTGATTTTATGTTTTTGATGCCAGTTAAGTTTTCTAAAAATTTACAAAACGCTAAACTGTTTAGTTCCTGACTAAACTCTGCAGTTAACGGTTCGAATAATTCTAATTTTTCAGGTTGCCTAAAACTTAACTTGTTTAAAGTTGTATCGTTTGCCTTCCCTTGCATTTTTTCTTGCATTTTTGGAAACTCCAACGAAATTTTTCTTAGTGTGTCTATGTCAAATAAATTATCCAGAACAATATGTGGAAAAGGAGAAGCATTGATATATTCTTGATGTTTTTCTGTTCCTAAATTGAACAAAATTTCTGCATTAAACTGCTTCATAGATTTTCCTATTTTATTCCTATTACTCTGCTGTCTGACGCAGTTTTTGCATATATGTTGTTTTCGGATCTAACGGTGCTAAACCCTGCTTCGGTAAACAATCGAATCATTGATGCCGCACTATATCCATAGGCATGCATCATTGCTCTATTCTGATATCTGCTATTACCAAAGATTGAATTAATAGTTTTCTTCAAAATTCGTCGATCATCTGAGATCAACGAGTCTGGATTTTCGGCTATGAATGTACAGGCCTTTAACAAGTCTGGCCACTCTACGGCAACCTGTCCACCAGGGCAAAGTATTCTATGCCATTCAGTGAGCATGCCACGAATTTTCCAGTGTTCAATGTGTTCTATTACATGTATACTTAAAATTTCATTAACACAGTTATCAGGAATAGGATACACGTCGGCTATGTCGTGTATTATGATTTCAGGATCTTCGGCACAGTATTCACCATCTACATTGAGATAGTCGGGCAATTTTACTGGACCGCATCCTAGATGTAATCGAATAGGTATTTGATTTTGGATACAGTTTTGTACTTTATCTTTTAGTAGCATATGAAATGTCTTCTATAAATTTTTTACTCAATACTTTGGCAGAATAATTTTCTTCTACGTATTGTTGTCCTTTTGTAATTCTATCAATTACTTGGTCAGGATTTTCTATGGCCCATTTGACACCTTCGATGTAGTCTCCCTGCCAGGTGTATGGCGCAAACTCTTCGTAACTGGCCAAGGGAGTGGTAATTACAAATCTGCCCGAGATCAAACTGTCAATCACACGATTTGCGCTTTTGGTATCAGTTCTTGGGTTGTCAGTTTGCACCGGCATTAGCACTATGTCGCACTGTTCTAACAGTTGTCCTTGTGACTCCCAGGTCCATTCCTTCATGTTCACACGATCAAGATTTATGCCAGATACTGATCCTTTTCGTTGTCTTACCTGGAATTTACTAAGTACTCTATCAGTTTTGGCACTGACCATGGTATAAGAGTAGTTGCATACTTCTTTTTCTAGTCGTTGCCATATTTCTACCATTGGCAAAAATTTAAAACTGCTCTGCGATCCAAACCATAGCAAACTGATGTCAGTACCAGGAGAAAATTTTGGGGGCAGTTTAGGACGCTCAAACGGATCCGGCATCACAATACTGTCTCTTCCAGTGTGCGTTTTCACGCTCACGCCCATTTGAACGCTGTTAACTGAGACCAAGTCTGCAGTCAGACAACACGGTGCGTATTCTTGTTTTTCATCAAATTTGTTATCGCAAAGATCATAAACTGTTTGAGCACCAAGGTCTCGGGCTCTTTGTATTGTGTGTACTTGTGTACCTTTGAGAAATATTATTAAAGTGTCTGCATCTATTTCAGACCAGTCAGTGAGTATTTTTGCATCGTGGCCTTGTTCCAACAATGCTTGGCAAGTTACATCTCCACGTAGTCTATGACTAGCACGTTTGCTTTTATATGCATCACTAAAAAATCTAATTTTCATTGCCATCCCAGGATCCAATCATCTTTAACTTGATCTAACCTGACCATACCCCAGTCCTCTAACAATCCAATTGCGGCAAACTGACCATACTCCTTCGAATACATATCATGCGGCTTTTGTTCTATCACAACAACAGGCCTGCATCGCTGTATAGTTTGCTGGGCACCTTGTAGAACACGATATTCAAAACCTTCGCAGTCGATCTTGATGTAGTCAACATTCTGCAAGATTAAACTGTCAAGTCGGATAATACGTGTATCACCACCGTTACTAGCGGGATCCACATGTGTGTGGCCTGTGTTGCCCTCTGTAATTATCATGCGCACCTGTCCTTCCGAATCACCCAAGGCCACGGTCTCTACCTTGATATTTGATGCAGTGACATTGCGTTCCAAACATTCTCTAAACATTGCCACAGGTTCAAATGCAATCACTTGATCAAAATGTTTTGTTAAGTCACGTGACCACAACCCTACGTTAGCACCAATGTCCAGGGCAGTTCGTTTGTTCTTCACATGTTGTAAACTGAGCAGTCGTACAGGTTGTTGATACTCAGCGGGACCGCCCTTTTTGATATTCTTGCCTAACATTTCTGGGAAATGTGTTTCAATGTCCGGAAAGTACCATCCATATTGTTCACGCACTAAGAGTCTCCTTTAGTATTCGGGCGGCTGTGCCATTGGCTAGTTCTGTAGTATGGAATTGTCCATATGCCAGGTGGCAAGCCCACTTATATATCAGATCGCTGTCGGGTAACCAGGGTGTTTCTATTTTACTTAAATCTGTATTGCAGACTGGTTTTGCAGCATTGGCCGCAGGTGCTATGACAAACGCCGGCACACCTGCTAGTATGCTTTCAGTGGCAGCAATTGAGTTGAATGTGACCACAGCATGCACATCGTCCAGCGCAGACTCTAAGTTATTTGTAACTCTAACTTTTCTATCTGGATTACGTTGACGTATTTCTACTGGACGATCAGTGTGTTGTTTTATTGTGGCTACAGTTTGTGATATCCATTGTTCAAGGTCAATGCCGTAGAATATGCAAGGTTTTTCATCTGGTGCTGCAATCAATATCTTGTTACCGGTACGTCGCCAGGGTTGTATTTTAATTCGTAGTCGTTCCCACCGATCAGCCGAACGTGGTATAATTTTATCGTGCTGCAAGTCATTGAACACAATTCGATGATAGTGTTTCCATCCACTGGGATTGTTAATACTTGCACGATTCCCCATGTAACCTGAATCCATGTACAAAAATGGGCGTTGATCCTGCCAACATTTCTTGATAATCTTATGCTTCATTATGCCACGTACCACAATTGTATTTTGGTCATGCTCGTACTGCCAAGTTTCTAGTGCAGTGGGCACAGACCCAGATCCTCGAGCAAACATTTCTATATACTCGTCTCGGTTATTCTTGCTTAAAAATGTCCAGGTCATTGCCAGTACTCTTCTGTACGTTTTATTTTAAGATCTGTAAGTTTACTACGTTTTAAATCTTTCCTGGCACCTTTGAGATGATCCAAATATGCACCCCATTCCGAGTTGATCAAGGGATGGCCTTCTCCGGTGATCAGATTACCGGACCAATCTAATTCGTTCAGGGTGCATTGTTTTCTCACAGCGTCAAACACAAATGAGTCGTGCCATTCATCCAGGGTGAATATTCCGTTTTCGGCATCATCATAATAGCGTTGAAACAGTTTCAAGAAAGTTCCCACAACCGGCCTAGCAAGATTCATTGCATACAAACCACATTCAGAGTACTTTTGGTTACGTCCCAAAAAGCACAGGTCTCTATCCTGTGGACAAAGCTTACCCAATTGGGCAAGGCTAATTGTGCTGTGGCACACAGTGTCGCCATCCATCCACAATAACCAATCGGCTGGCTGTGTACCGGCGCAATGAAATATTGCATATACCTTGTGAGAAAAACGTACAGCATCCCATTTGAATCCAATTCCGTGCTGTTTACCCCTGGAATCAACTGGCCCTTTTGGCACCTGCCCGACTGCTTTGGGCACTTGACTCCATTGCTTTTTAAATGCAATCAAGTCCGGCGATGCGCTGTTGAGATCAATCACATGCAATCTAGGGTCAAGTTGCAGTACCACACAATCTTCTGCATATACATATAAATCAACCTCTTGCGGCCATGTGGCTAGAAAAGTATCAATCATTTTACTACCGTAATGGCTGTATCCAGATTGATTAAACGTAGTGACTACTGCAAATTTACGAACCATGTTGTTTACCATAATTAAAGTGCAGGGTATTTAACATATGAGATTTGGTATTTTTAATAAATTTGGTGCACTAAACAGTCAGCCTGTATTCGAGGCATTTGAGCGCGGGTTGAAACAATTAGGGCTAGAGTACCAGTCACACAATGTCAATGCCGATGTTGCAGTTATCTGGAGTCAAGTCTGGGCCGGTCGGATGCAGGGCAACCAACAAGTCTGGCAGTACTTTAGAAGCACTCATCGCTCTGTTATTGTGCTTGAAGTAGGACTGCTTGATCGAGGCAAAACCTGGAAAGTGGGAGTCAACGGTACTGGCAGTACTGCATACTGGGGACAAGGGGTAGATGCTAACAGAGTTACCCAATTAGGTCTTGTGTTAACGACCTGGAGAGAGACTGGAAGAAACATCGTAATTGCTACCCAAAGATCCGATAGCGAACAATGGCGAGACCAACCAGATGCAAACACCTGGGTAGCCGATACAGTGAAACAAGTGCAGGCCCGAAGCAATCGACCTATTATACTACGCACACATCCTAGGCAACGTGTTGCGCCACCGCCTGGGTGCACATATCAAGTACCACAAAAGTTGGCCAACAGTTATGATGATTTTGATTTTGATCAATGCTTGCAAGATGCCTGGGCTGTTATCAACTGGAACAGTGGACCCGGGGTGCAAGCTGCTATGGCCGGAGTCCCGGTGTTTGTTGGTGCTGGTAGTCTAGCAGCACCTGTAGGTAATCTGGATCTATCACAAATAGAAAAGCCAGTGCGCCCCGATAGAGCCAACTGGCTTGTTGATATTGCGCATACTGAATGGACAGTAAACGAACTTGCTACTGGGCACCCAATTAAACGATTACTACCCGGATTGTAAGAAACTTATTTTGGATTCTTGTCACTTAGCTTATATAATATAATAACTTGGTCTAACATTTCTTGCAACACAGGGTTAGTTTGTGCTGCTAGACGAATATTGCTCCAAAGCATGTTATCTGCTAGCTCTGCAAGTCTTTCGTCGCGTTTCCAGCCGACTGCTATACGTTCGTTGGGATCAGCACCATGTTCTCTAGCATACACAGTGTTGCCATCTCGCTCGTATACATAAGTTGTGCCAGGCTTAAAAGTGGTCATATCTATTGATGTCCCATCCAGGTCAAGCTGCCATCTAACCAGGGTACTACAAGATCACGTTGCCGCAAGTAACCATGCCTATGAATGCTTGCAATTGCAGTCTCGGGTACTAGATTCTTTTCAACCAGGTCATACCACTTGGTTGTTCTAGGATCCAAGGGCTCTTGTTCACTTTTATAAACAATTGCATAGAGCCAAGGATCATTCTGTTCCTTTTTAAAGAACCCGCTGCGGGTATCCCATCCAGTAACTGCAAGAACATGTATGAGACTTACCATGGTCCAGTTGTAGTAGTGGAAGTCAGGTTGGTCATACTCCTGATCGTTAAACTCCATGATGGTGGTTTGTGGTATTGCTAGAATTAGCATTCCACTGTCACTAACAACTGACCGCCAACTACGCAAGGTTTCAAATGGATTCAACACATACTGGAATGCGTCATGGCACCAGATAATATCATATTTGATTTTATGCAATAGTATCGGGTCTTCAAAATTCTGGGACTTGTACTGTATGTTGCGTGTTTGTTCGGCCACAGCCAGTCTTGGTGCAGTATCTACTCCAGTGCACTGAATGTTTAGAGGTACCGGGTTATCTTCCCGAGTGGTTCTCGAAGCCCACCAGGCCAAGTCCATACCTGTTCCACAGCCCATGTCTACTAGTGTACTAATACTGAGCATGAAGTCGTCAAATTCGTACAGCAAGTCCAAGGTCTTCAAGCTGTGTTGGTGACTCTCTTGTGGATTTCGAAACCCGCGATGTATCATACTTGTACGTCTTC